CGACCAGCAGTTCGTCGAGCGGCGTGGCGCTGATCTGGACGACCAGCGCCGCCGCGAGGGTGGCGAGCTGACCGTCGACGAACAGCGTGCCGCCGCCTTCGACGGCTTCATTCGTCGCGGCCTGGGCGAGCTGACCCCGGAAGAGCGCCAGGTGCTGAACGAAATGCGCGCGCAGGCTGCCGGCCAGGGCGACAAGGGCGGTTATACCGTGCCGACGACCCTGCTGAACCGCGTGTTCGAGTCGATGAAGGCCTATGGCGGTATCGCCTCGGTGGCGCACCTGCTGATCACCGATACCGGCAATACCATCGAATGGTCGACCAGCGATGGCACCGAGGAAGAAGGCGAGCTGATCGGCGAGAACTCGCAGGCTTCCGAGGGCGACGTGACCTTCGGAACCGGCAGCCTGGGCGCACACAAAATGTCGTCCAAGGTGATCCGCGTTCCGAACGAGCTGCTGGCCGATTCCGGCATCGACATGGAAGCCTTCCTGGCCAACCGTATCGCCTCGCGCCTGGGTCGCGGCGAATCGCGCCTGCTGGTCAAGGGCACGGGTGCCGGCGTTCCGCTGCAACCGCTGGGCCTGGAAGCCTCGACCGCTGTGGGCAAGGTGACGGCCAGTGCTGCCGCGCTGACCTGGCAGGAAATCAACGGGCTGATTCACAGCATCGACCCGGCCTATCGCTCGGCGCCCAAGTTCCGCTTGGCGTTCAATGACGCCACGCTGCAACTGATCGAGGAAATGGTCGACGCGCAGAACCGCCCGCTGTGGCTGCCTGGCATCGACGCCGAGCGTCCGGCGACCATTCTGAAGCAACGCTATGTCGTCGATCAGGCCATCGCCGGTATCGGCGCGAGCGCGAAGTTCATGTATGCCGGCGACTTCGATCAGTTCATCGTGCGCCGCGTGCGTTACATGGCCATCAAGCGCCTGGTCGAGCGCTATGCCGACTTCGACCAGACCGGCTTCCTGGCCTTCCACCGCTTCGGCTGCGTGCTGCAAGACACGGCGGCTATCAAGGCGCTGCAAGGCAAGCCGGCCTAATCGCTGCCCCCCCTGGAGCAGGGCCGCGCAAGCGGCCCTGTTTGCCCATGCTCAAGCCTGAACTGATCAAGGCGCATTTGCACCTAGATGACGACGAATTCACCGACCAGCAAGCCTTGCTGACCGCCTACGGGCGCGCCGCGTGGCGGCTGGTCGAAAACCGCACGGGCCGCACGTTGATCGACGTGGGGCCGGTGCAGGAGGGGGAAACCTGGGCCGCCTTGCACGCCAAGCTGCCCGAGGGATCGCCCGAGAATGCTGCGCCGCTCGATGACGACCTGACGTTGGCCATGCTGTTGCTGGTCGCGCACTGGGACAAGAACCGCGAGGCGGTCAGCGAGAACGGCGCGCAGACCCAGCAGGCCTTGCCGCTGGCCTTCGACGCCCTGATCGAACCTTACCGCTGGATCACGCTATGAGAGAGCCAGGTGCCGGCGAGCTGAACCGCCGCGTGCAGATACGCAAGCGCCGCGACTTCCCCGACGACGTGTCGGGCGGCCTCGGTTCCGAGTTCCCCGAGCAGCGGAAGACCTGGGCGAAAATCGAGCCGGTCGGCAGCGCGCTTTACTCGGCCGGCGTGCAGGCCGACAGCATCGTGACCCATCGCGTGACCGTCCGTTACCGTAACGGCATTACCGACGCGCACGAAGTCGTCGAGCTGCGCGCCGGCGTCGAGGTGGTCTATCGCGTGCGGCGTAGTTCCGCCCTGAATGGCGGTCGCCGCTTTACCGTGCTGGAGGTCGAAGAGCTATGACCACGCGCCCCACGCTGGCCGGTTACATGCATATCGAGGGCTGGGATACCTTCGAGCGCGAGGTGTTCAACAGGCGCAAGGTGCGCGCCGGCTTTCGCAAGGCGGGGCGGATCGTCGCCGCCGAAGCCGAAATGGCCATTCGCCTCGCCCGTGGCTCGAATGACTACCCGGTGAACAGAACCGGGCGCCTGGTCAACTCGATCAAGGCCAAGGTGAGCCGCGCCGGCTTTCTGGTGAAGGTCGCCCCGAGCCGCACGTCGGACATGGCCGACTATTACCCGGCTTATCTGCACTACGGGGTGCGCAAGGGCGCCCGCGTGCGTGGCAAGACCGAGGGCAAGCGCCGCCGCCGAGGTGAGCGCCAGGCCGCCGTCGCTGCCCGCAACGCTGGCGAATGGCGGATCAAGCCCCGCGCGAACTACATGGTCAACGCCCTGGAAGACAGCGCCCCGCGCGTGCGCGCCGTGCTGCAAAAGGCCTTCGCCGCTTCGTTGTTCAACTAGCGAAGCCGGCGCCGCCTGGGCTAGGCTGCGGGTTTTCTGCTGGGAGGGAACCATGCACAAGCTATTCGCAATGGCCGCCGCGTTGCTGCTGGCCGGCTGTGAAGCTGGCCCGGTGCCGCGCGCGGCAATGGATCAGCTCGAATTGGCCTACATACAAGGCAAGGTGTTCGGCGAACAGCCGGTCGAGTGCGTCAGCAAGACCGTCGCCGACCGGCCCTATGCCGCCTGCCGGCCCGCCGGTGCGAAGGCGGTGGCGCACCTGTGGCTGTATGAGGGCGAGCGCCTGCAAGCGCTCAACGGCCCGGCCCGCGCCGCCTTTGAAGGGCGCCTGCGCAACAAGCCGGGCTTGGCGCTGCTGCCCCTGGAGGTGGCCACCGCCACCGATACCGCTGCGGTGTTCGACGCGTTCACGCGCTGAGCCCCGCCCGCTTCACGAAACCTCGCCTCGGCGGGGTTTTTTATTGCCTGGAGAAAGCCATGCAAGTGACCCCGCTTGTGCGCCACCTGCGCGCCTACTGCCCGTCGTTTGCCGGTCGCGTTGCCGGCGGCATCGACTGGGAGAGCATCGAGGCGAGCGCCAAGCTGGATAGCCTGCGCGCGCATGTGGTGCTGACCGACGAGGATGCTGACGGCAGTTTCGTCGAGAACGTGGTGCGGCAGAACGTCGACGAGCAGTTCGACGTGTGCGTCGAGTTCCCGCAGGCCGCCGGCGACGAGCGCGGCCAGGCTGTCGGCGATCAGGTCGACGCGATCCGCCGCGAGCTGTGCCGGGCGCTGGTCGGCTGGAAGCCGGGGCAGGAGTTCGACCCCATCCAGTACGGCGGCCGCGAACTGCTGCTGAACAGCCGCGCCAAGGCGGTCTATCGGTTTTCGTTCGTGACCGGCTACCAGCTCGGCCGCAACCGTCCGACCGAGCAGCCTGAAACCTGGCAGGAACTGGAGCAAGACGGCCTGCCGGCACTGGAGGGCCTGAACATCGACGTGGACTTCATCGACCCAATGGTCGACCGGAACCTGTCGCCAACCGGCCCGGACGGGCGCATTGAAATCAAGACAACCGAGGAACTGCAAACGTGAGCCGACTCTATGTGAAGCCCGCGCCCGGCCGCACCGTGCCCGATCCCGAGCGGGGCGGCTACCTGCCGGAAGCCGGCGACTTCGTGCCGCGCAATGCCTACTGGCTGCGCCGCCTGACCGACAAAGACGTAACCGAAGCCAAGGCCCCGGCCAAGGCAAAAAATGGGGGTGAAGCCTGATGGGCGTTTCGTTTAGTGGAATCCCGAGCGACCTGCGCGTGCCGCTGTTTTACGCCGAGGTCGACAATTCGATGGCCAATAGCGGCGCGACCACGCTGCGCAGGCTGATCGTCGGCCAGGTCAATGACGACGCGGTGCATGAAGAAATCGGCCGCCTGGTGCTGGTATCGCGTACCAGCGAGGCCGTCGCCATCGGCGGCGCGGGTTCGATCCTGGCGGCGATGCACAAGCGCTTTCGCCAGGTCGACAGCTTTGGCGAGGTCTGGTGCCTGCCGCTGAAGGTGGCCACCGGCGCCGCCGCTGCCGGCACCGTGACCGTCACGGGCGCAGCGACCGAAGCCGGCCTGCTGAACCTGTACGTCGCCGGCCAGCGCGTTCGCGCCACGGTGGCCAAGGATGCCGACGCCACCGCTGTTGCTGCCGCCCTGGCGGCCGCGATCAATGCCGCGACCGATCTGCCGGTGACGGCCTCGGCCGCTGCCGGTGTCGTGACCCTGACCGCCAAGTTCAAGGGCGACTTGGGTAATGACATTGGCCTGCGCCTGAACCGCCTGGGTCGCGCGCAGGGCGAGACGACCCCGGCCGGCCTGACGGTGGTACTGGTGGCGATGGCCGGCGGCGTGGGCTCGCCCGACATGGCGGCCGCCCTGGCGGCGCTGGGCGACGAGCCGTTCGAGT